TTGTACATCAAAAGGTAATACTAATACATCAATTTGAGTAATAGTGCCTAAAACACCTACACTACTCGGCTTTAATTGAATCATCTTTTTTTTCTACTAAATTTAAAACTTCTTTTAATTGTAATAATGCTTGTGCAATCGTTGCCGATTCATCTAAATTAAAGCATCCTTTTGTGTTTGCTATATTAAGTCCTTGACCTAAGATAGAATATATTTGTTCGTTGTTCATAATTCTTTCGTATAACTCCATTTATATTTACCAGCAGTTTTTAAACCACCATTACAACATTTTCCTATATGTTGCCTATAAAGTTTATTTTGCCTTGCAGCTTCACTTATTGATTCGTATTCGTTTACAAAGTTACCAAATAAATCAAATTGATATACATATTTTTTAGGCAACCCAACAGTAATATTTCTTTTATGTTCAGCAGTAAACTTTCTACCTATTTGCCAATCACTTAATTTTTTTCTATGCTCTGGCGTAAAATATGTTTTAGTCAATTCCCCATTAACATAATTTTTTGGTCTTTCAGCTTTACTTATATTCTCTCTGTGTTCTTTAGAAAAAACCTTTATCTTACCAGATTCAGACATTTTCTTTCTTGTTTCTTCGCTTACTACCCTTCTTTTTTCGCTTGTGTTTGTTAATATTAAATTTAAGCCTGTATTGATACAATCAAATAGTTCTTGGTAATACCTTTCTCTATTATTTAATTCATCAAAGTTACAATTCTCAACAACTTCTATTTTATGCGAATCAAATCCATATTTTAATAATGAATTATATAATCTTACTTGTGTTTTGCAATTTAACTTTTTATAATTATCAATCCTTTTTTCAAAGTTTATTGTTTGACCAATATAAACCCTATTAGAAGGAGAAGTTATTTTATAAATTAAGCAATTATCCATAACACTAATATAGCGTTTTTAAACATTAGAAGCTAACAAATAATAAGTAACACCGCCAATAACCATAGTAACTTTATGTGTACTTGCTACTGCTACTGCTGGATTTACTGCGTTATTTATTGATACTGAACCTGCAAAGGTTGCATTACCTGTTGTTTTCTTAATATTTAAAGCATCTACTGTATCTGATTGTCTAATAGTGAAATCTCCTGCATTAGGATAACCACTCATTATAAGCCAATTTACATCCCCTGTTTGATTGCCTAATATACTCATTAAAGCAAAGTTTGTATTAGAAGAACGAATATCTAAAGCTGGAACACCACTTGCACCACTAAATCTACCTGTACCATTTACATCTAACTTGTAGCCTGCATCTGTGCTTGTGCCGATTAAAAAATTACCACCTGAAGCAAAACGACCTCTTTCGACAAGCGAACCACCATTTTGTATTGTTTGAAAAGCTAAATAACCTGCATAATTACCAGATGTATTATTTTCTTTACCACCTCTTATACTTCCAAATGGAGCATAATCACTTCCAGTAAATAAACCACCAAACCCTATTGTGCCACCTACTCCTGTATCTTGTGCGCTTGTAGAATAAATTCCAACATTTGTTATATTAGAACCATTTGTACGATTTGCTTCTTTTGTTTCTAAAATACTTAATGGAGCAGTAGTTCCTATTCCTACATTACCGCCACTTGTTATACGCATTCTTTCGTACCCTGTACCTAATAATCCACTCTCAAATATTAAATCAGTATTATTTTGTATAGTACCCGAAGTGTTTACTGCTGAAATTCCTGCTCCTACATCTAAACCACTAAAGTCTGAATTTGGTTGTAAGTTAATTCTTACTCCTACTCCTGCTGCTCTTGCTTGTGAATTTTGTAAATTTAAAACTGTGTAAGCACCTGCACCAACTCCATTAACATCTAAATTAGCTGCTGGACTTGAAGTTCCTATTCCTATACTTGTACCATTATCATAAATCAAAGAATTCCCTAAAGCACTTGCTCCTGTAAACTTTGGTAAGTAATTAGTAGTTCCTGTGCCTGTGATAGGATTTGTTAATACTGTTTGAAATGCAGCAGAAGATAAACCATCTAATAAATCAGCGTTTAAGTTAGTTACTTTTGTAGTCGAAGCAACACTAAAAGGAGCAGTACCAGTAGCAATTGTAGATACTAATTGTGAACTAAATGTTTTTACACCTGCGATTGTTTGATTGCCGGTTAAAGCAACAAATGCCGATCCAATATAAGTAGAAAATACCGCACCGGTAGCTTTCTTATTTATTCCACCTTGTACTATTGGGATTATATCCGTTCCACCAACCGTAGCTGCTGAAGGAAATTCCGTAAATTTAACATTTGCCATATTCTTATTGTTCTAAAATTATATAATCTCCGCTTTCCGATAAAATAAAATCACCACCTTGAGTAATCATATATTCAGCAGCATCAGTAATTGTTGTTAGTTCTATTATTTCTTCATCAGTTGGTAAAGTTCCTGCAACACCACCCATAAAAATTGAACCTCTTATTCTATCTTTAATAGGATTTAATGCACCTGCTATTGTGCCTAAGTCTAATCTATTTAATGAATTTGGACTTACTCCAACAGAATTACCTGTTTCAAGAACATTTACACCATCAATCCAAACCTTTACAACACTATCAGTAAATTTAACTGCAACCTTATGAATACCATCAGGATAAGCATCAAATACTTCTAATTGATTATCAGGATTATTATACAAATTTACGATAAATTCGTTAGTATTAGAAACACCTATTGCACAATAATAATCAAAACTACCATCATTCACCGATCCTATTATTTCGTAGAAATCATCAATATTTGAACCTGATCGTAAACGAACATCAAAATATATTAAAAACTCTTCTGTGCCAGTTATATCTTTATAGATAATATCCTTTGGTCTTGTATTTTCAGTAGCGCCATTAGGTATAGGAGAAGTAGCAAAATCACCTTCTTCAAATTGTGGTATCCAAATTAAAGCATCACCTACAACCTCAAATCCTATATCAGCAGGACCGGAAGGAATAGAAGTATAAGTATATCTTTCCCATCTATCACTTAAAGTATAAGTTACATCACCTGCATCTGTATAAAGTCTAATAGTAGAAGCCGTATTTCTTTTTGCATAAACAGAAAGAGTTAAATAAGGACCTCCAAAATCAGTTATTTGATAAGCGTTAGCATCTTGAAATCTTGCAGCACTAAAAGGCATAAGATCTGGTCCTTGTCCATAAGCATCTGTAATTGTTCCGTTAGTATTCCAATTAACTGCGCTAAAATCAGCAGTATTTAAAAAGTAATTAAAAGACTCCTTTTGGATAAATAACTCAGGACAAGTTGAGTATTCGTAATCACATAAAGGCACATCAGCCCCCATAAACGAAAGAAATTTTAAATCCGGTATTGTTGTGCTTTGAACAGTTCTATAAGCAGTTAGATCTCTACTTGCATTAAAGAAACCAAATCTTGGAAATACTGTGTATAATTTTTCTGCTTTGAATCCATTAGGAAACATCACAATAGAATCAATAGCAGGATTATTTAGGTATGGATATAAGTTTATCACTTTTTCTTTATTTTGCCTTTAAACTCTTTTGTAACACCTTTATCAACTATTTGAGTAAAGTACCCAACTTTAATAAATTCTTTCATCTTATCGCTTAAAACAAGGTCATAGTAGTTACCTCTATAATACTTCCTACCATTATGCGATATATCTACTGAACATTTGTACATTCACAAAGATACTAAGATTTTTAGCATTAAAAAAGGGTAGATACAATTAAGCACCTACCCTCTTTATTATTTGTAAAGAACTAATTATGCGTTGCCTAAATCTGCGTAGATTGCAGCAGTAGGCAGCATTAGGTTCACCGCTTCGTAGCACTCAATCCTAGCCGTAACTAAATTTTGTGTAAAGTTAGTTCCATTCTCATAAGAGAAAGTTACATTCATACCTTCAACTTCAACTCTTTCTAAGTAATCTCTATCAAAGATTAAAACTTTGTCATCAGTTACCCAAGAAGCCTCGAATACTGGTGTACCAAAGATAGTCAAACCACCTGCACCGTTAAGAATAACCGCACCTGCACCTGCATAGTAACCTTTGTTGTAAGTAGAGATAATTAAACGAGCCATTTGATGAGGAGAAACTAATGCATAAGAAGCATTAAAGTTAGCAGTCTTTTGGTTACCGATTAATTCAATAATTTCTTCTACATCATCACTTGCAGCGTGGGTTGTTGAACCTGTTGCAGCAGCACTAACAGTACCGAAGAAAGAAGCGTTTTCAGCCTTAAAGAAATCTCTTAACAACATACGAGTTAAAGTTTGCTCGATAAATGGTAAAGATTTCATCATTTGCTTTGAGAAAGTTGCAAAACCAGCGATATAAGCGTTTACAGTCTTAACTTCTGTTAAGTCGTAATCGATTTGACCTTTAGATGCACCTTCAGTTTGAGATGCAATAGCACCTTCTGAACCACTTTCTTTGTAAGTAACAAAAGTACCAGTCGCTGATTGTACAGTAGGGATTAAATCTCTAAAGTTTAATTTTTGAGCAGGTAAAATTGCTTGTTGTTGGTTGTAAGTAGCTACTGAATCTCCTGTTAAGTTAGAAGACAATAACATATTACCAACTGCTTTCAAGTTGAAAGTGTATGAACCACCTGCTGACTTTAATGAATTCTCAACTGATGCCATATTGTTATCTAATCCTTCAGCTAATTGTGAGCCAATTGATTTAGATGCAATTTTAGTAGCAGCATTCTTACGAGATACTTCTTCAGCTTGTCTATCCATTTCGTCTTTCACTGCTTTGATTTCAGCTTTAACTGAATCAATACTTTTTTCTACCATCGTAGACACTTCATTTTTTACGCTAATTAAAGCGTTTGCATTTGCATCAAACTTTGCGTTGATGTCATTTGCTAAATTTTTAATTTCTTCCATCTTTTTAAAGATTTAATAGGTTTCTAAATTGTTTTATTTCTTGTATCTTATTGTC